GAACGTGGACACTGAAGCCGAATTCGAAACCTTCCTTGAGGATGCCTTCCGCAACGGAAACACTGAGAAGTACGCTCTCGCATCAGCGGCCTTCGTCTCACAAATCAACCAGTGGGCGAAGAACAAGGTGCAGATCATGCAGTCTGAGAAGACCTACGGAATTCTCATCACTCGCTACGTCTCAGCACACGGTACCTTGAACATCATCAAGCACGAATTGCTCACAGGTTCTACCTACGGCAACTACTGCGTGGTGCTGGACATGGAAGCCCTCACATATCGCTATCTCACTGGTCGTGACACCCGCCTTCTGACTGACCGTCAGGACAACGGTGACGACGAGAAGATCGAGGAATACCTCTCTGAAGTCGGACTTCAGTTCGAACAGGAGGCACGCCACGCGATCGCTTCAAAGGGTTCTCTCTAAACCCTAGACGCATCGACGATACGCGGGTCGGGTCAAACCGACCCTGCGGAAAGGAAGACAGGAGACCTCCTCTCCGCAGGGCCGGGCCGAAGTGAGACCCACTAAACATTTATAAGCAACCGGTTAATACCAAAAACTATGACTACCAAAGACCACAATCCGGCTCGATACATCTCGCGATACCTCGCGCTTCGTATCGTAGTCAAACCGGCCTACACCAAAGAGGTGGACGGCCGCATCGTGACGGTCCCAGGTAAGGACATTCGCTTCGATCAAGGAGTGTTCGAAACCACGGACCAAGAGCTCATCGACTTCCTAGAAGCCGACAAGAGCTTCGGAACCACTTACATCCGCGTGCCAGATGACGTCACCGACGTCGTGAAGGACCGAGGTGAGTGGATGAAGGACCTCGAGACCAAGGAACGCGAGCTCAAGGAGCGAGAAGAAGCTCTAAAGGCACGCGAAGCCAAGGTGAACGCATCGGAAGAGGGAGCAAAGGCAGGCGACGGACTCCGCGCCAACATGCCGAAAGCAGACCTCCTCGCGATCGCAGTAGCCGAAGAGGTGGAGGGAGTGGACGACACTACCAAGAACGCCGACATCATCGCCGCCATCCGCGCAAAGCGGGAGGAAGCGAAGGACGACTCCAATCAGTCGAACGGAGACGGAGGCGATAACGCACAGTTCTAACCATGAGCCAGGCAAGCGCACAAACGGAGCCCAAAGTAATCATCCAGGCCCGCGTGTTCAGGATCGCTTGGGACCGCAAGCCAAGCTGGGTGCCGAAAGGCGTCTGGCTCTGGCTCGGAAAGAAGCGAGTGCCTTGGACAGGTCGATGGGAGAACCTGGGTGTAATAGCCAACAGCGAGGACGGAACGGCGAGAGTCGAGAGGTCCTCATAATCCACCACAACACATATGGCAACAGTATTTACTAACACAGGCCGAGCAAAGCTAACCGACGCGCTCAACAACACCCAGCTCACCAAGCCGAGTTACATCGGATGGGGAACAGGGTCGACCGCGGCCGCAAACGCTGACACCGGCCTTCAGACTGCATCGGCAGAAGCCCGCACTAACGGAACTGCGACTCGTACCACGACGACTGTTACGAACGACACCTTCCAAGTAGTGGGCACGATCACTTCCTCATCGTCTCAGACGATCAGCGAAGCGGCCCTCTTCGATGCATCGACTGCAGGAAACTGCTACGTGCACGGCGTATTCACGGGCATCGCGCTCGGAAACGGCGACTCGATCGCCTTCACAGTGCAGATCGTAGTAGCGTAAGGGAGACGAACAGGCGCCTGGTCGTCTCAGCGGCACCGGCAGACTGGGGTGGTTCGAGTCCCCCCACCGCTTCATGGCATACACAGTAGGAACACTGAACCAGACAGCAGGTCCTCAGTCTGGAAGCACGGCCAGGGACCAGAGCATCACCGTTTCTGCAAACGGGTCTATTGTGCTGCTCCTTATGTCGTCTACGACATCGGGAGATAATCACGGGACTCCTACGCTCGACGGAGTCGCGATGACGCAGGTCGGATCAAACATAACCGGCAATCAGCGCTGCGGAAGCCTCTGGTATAAAGCGAACGTATCGGCAGGATCGCACACGATCCACATGGCCCCGAGCTCGATCGGCAACCGCTACTCGTGGGGATGGGTCGACATCGCAGGAGTCGCTACGTCGAGTCCACTAGACGGGACGAACCAGGCAGGAACGGCAACGGGAACGTCGCGCACAGGCTCGATCACTCCGAGCGTCGCGAACGCCCTGACTATAATGATCAACTTCAACCTGTATAACGCAGGAACGAACTCGACCAAGACATTCGGCACTGGCGATGACCACAACATGTTCCACAACACGGACGATAAGGCCGCGTCTTCGTTCAGCATGACAGCGACCTACACTTCGTCCCAAGAAAATGCATACCTTATTGCCGCATTCAAGCCAGGTACACAGACATACAACCAGAGCGTCACCGCAACCACTGCGGTGACGGGAAGCATGACCAAGGGCCTATCGAAGACCCTCGTCGCCACATCGGCAGTATCGGGAAAGGTACTGAAGCAACTCACTCGAAGCCTTATCGCAACCACTGCAGTGACCACCTCAATGGTCAAGCAGATGGCGAAGACCCTCGTGGCAACGACCGCAGTAAACGCAAGCATGGTAGCGACGAAGGTATACCTGCAGGTGCTGACCGCAACGACAGCAATCACCGCATCCATCACGAAGATACCAGGCAAGCTCCTCTCCGCATCGACTGCAGTAAGCGCATCGATCGCGAATGTATCGATGCTCGCAAGGACCCTGACAGCGACTACCGTCGTTACAGGTGCCATAACGAAGGGACTCTCGAAGACCCTCGCGGCAACCACTGCGGTGACGGCAAGCATCACCAAGACCCCGGGAATCGTCCTCAAGGCGACAACGGCGGTGACCGCAAGCGTGGCGAACACGCTCGCGAAGGTGATCGTCGCGACAACCAACGTCTCGGCAACCCTCATAGCAGGCCGAGCCGTCATCATGACCGCGACCGTAGCAACGACCGCGACAATCGGAAAGACGGTAGGGAAATTGCTCGCAGTGACCACGTCGATCACCGCGAAAGTGCTCGCACCATTCTGGCGTACCAAGTACCCATCGCATGGTGACGGGGATGATTATCAGATAAAATACCCACATGACTAAAAGCGAATTACTACAAGACCTGAATGACCGCATCAGCGCCGCAAGCGTGAGCGGATTCTGGACGCCCGAGATGAAGACAGCGTGGCTCGACTCCGCAGGCAAGACTGTCTGTGGGTTCTACCGCTGGCCATTCCTCGAGCTGGCTCTCGAACGGCAAACCGTCGACAGCCGAGAATACTACGACTACCCGGGAGGCATCGTGCGCTTCAAGCCGAACTCGATCTACCAGATCGACATCGAAGGCGAGACGTACCCCGAAGGGCAGGCAGGAAGACGCCGGGTGAACTGGCAACAGTTCCAAGAACGAAAGCAGGAGCAGAACCCTGACCCATGCTTCACGAACCACAACGGCTTCTTCTTCCTCTACCCAGTGCCGCAGGACGACAAAGAGATGAGCCTCTACGGTCTCAAGGGATGGAAGTCGCTCGCCGACCTCGGCGACGATGACGAGCCGATCACCCCTGAAGAGATGGACGAGTCAATCGTCCGCATCGCACTCGCCGCCTGTCTCCGCAAGGCGAAGAAATACGCGGAAGCAAAGGCAGAGCTTCTCGAAGTGCTGGACCCAACCATCGGACTCTTGGCGCAAATCAAGAATCAGGTCGAAGCCGAAGGACCTTCAGGAGAAGGTGGCACCGCGAAGAGCTCACGCTGGGGATAATCAACAAAGCATATGGATGACCTCGACACACTATCAATAGAAAACTTCAACGGAGGCATCAGCCCGCTCGCCAATAAGGGCGTGCGGGGAGCTTTTGCATTCGGCAGAGGGCTCAACATTCGAGAGAACAACACCCTGAAGTGTAACCAAGCGCTGAAGAAGGATAGCGGAGAGGTGGTGACCGACCTCGTGCTCACCATGTTCAAAGCAAGCGACGGGAATACCTACGCATTCGGGGACACGGGGAAGATCTATCGCAAGAGCTCTGGCACATGGTCCCTCGTCTACACCGACGCTGACGGGAAGATCACCGGAGCCTGCGAATTCAAGAGCACCTCGAACACTTTCATACTCTACGCGACACGAACGAAGCTCAAGAAGATCACTCTCGCAAACGCTGGTGGCACATGGAGCGGAAACGTCGTTGAGGTGGGCTCATTCACCAACGGAATAGACGGGGACTTCCACACCATGCGCGTGGCAATAGGCGTGGTGATCGTAAACGATGGGGACGTGCTCGCGATGTACGACTACGATGACGCATTCGCGCCGACAGCTCTCAGAATGTCGACAGGAACCAAGGGCCGATGCCTCCTTGACCGAAACAACCGCGTGATCGTGGGAGGAAAGGAGAACGATGACGGAAAATTCATCACATGGCTCCGAACTGCAGACAGCTGGGAGGACAAGAAGAGCGCACAGGGAGCACAGGTCAACGCCATGGGCTTCCTCGAGGCGGGCGTCATGGCCCAGGTGGGAAACGCTGGCAAGCTCAAATACTGGAACTTCGGCGAGACCGTGCCTCTGACCACGATCCCCGGAACCGCAAGCGCATACCCGGGAGCCGTAGCGGAATACAACACCATCACCCACATCGGAATGAACGGCGGGACGAAGAACGGGGTATACAGCCTCGGACGCCTCGACCTCAATGACCCCCGAGCGCTCAACCTCGAATACATCCCGAGCCATGGGAAGCTCACAGGGACCGAGATCGGAGCCCTCTGCAATGACGGGACCGACCTCCTCGTAAGCTGGAAGGACGGAACGACCTACGGCATCGACATCATCGACAACGCCAACAAGGCACCGGCAGTCTACGAATCGCTGAAGCTCACCATGGGCAAGGCGAACATGGACAAGCTCTACCGCATGGTGAAGATCCTCCTCGCGGAGCCTCTCCCTGCAGGATGTTCAGTGAGCCTCAAGTACCGAGCAACGAAAGTGACCGCGCAGGAAGCGGCCGCAGACGACGCTGACGGCTGGGTGCCGACAACCATGAGCGACGAGCGAAGCGCTATCAACGCGACCGGAGAGACCAAGGGTATCTTCAACCTCGAAGGACAGGGAGAGAAGCTCGACATCCAGATCACCCTTACTCCAAGCGGAAACGAAGGCCCTGAAGTCGAC